GCTCTAACCAGATATCTGCTTTGTTAGTTATAGAAAATGCTGGTGGTGTTGGTGTATCGTTGATTGACAAACTAAGAAACCAATTACACTATCCAAACTTATATAGATATATACCACCTGCTGTTGCTAAGAGAAAGAGAGCAGCTGTATTTGGATTTCCAACAACCAAAGCAACTAAACCATTAATAGTAAACCGTCTTGCTGAATACCTTGTACCAACATCTGATGGTGGTTGTAGGTTACTTAATATCTATCCTGAATTGAGAGAGGAGTTAATAACATTTGTTAGAAGAGAGAATGGTACTACCTCTGCAGATACCGGTTGTCATGACGACTTAGTCATATCTTTGGCAATTGGTTTATATGTTTTGTTAGATGAGGTGCAACCTGTCGGTAATAATATTATAAGTGATAGAGTTAAAGAGGGTGAATTCAAAATTGACCTGTCAGAATTATATCGAGAGGCGCACATGATTGAGCAGAGTAGACAAAAGTCAGATAGAAAATTTTGGGCAGCACGTAAGCGAACTGTAAGAAGAGCAACTAGGAGAAACAACCGTGGCTAAAAAAGTAAGATCTTATGAATTATCTGAGATACAAGAGTTAATTGCCGATGCAAAAAACCGCTACAAGTGGAGGCACTCTTGGTTTAGGTCACTAGAAGCTTTATACCGTACTGGTAAATCATCATCTGTTGCTGAGTCATCAATTGAAGGTACTGTATTTGAGCGTCTACACCCAGCTGATTTAGAAACTATCAATATGGTTTTACCACATTTAAATATAATTTTAGCAAGTGTTGTATCAAGAGATCCTAAACCATTAGCTGTTCCTTATAGTGGTGGAGAAGAAGCTGAGACTACAGCAAGAGTAGCAGAAGCAGTTGCAGGTTATTACTGGTTAAGAACAAATGCAACATCTGTATTACGTGATATGGCTCAGGATATGGTTGTCTTGGGTAATGGATTTTGTAAGATAGGTTGGAAGCATAGTGTTACTGAGACAGCAAGAAGTCAAGAAGATATAACTAAAGATATTAACGGTGTTTTGAAATCTGAACTTTTAGTATCTATTGAAGAAAATAGAGAGGCTAATGTAGAGAATGTAACTAACTTTGTACCACTTGTTGATAAAAGAGTTGAAGCAGATGAACCTTATGTAGAGTATGTATCTCCTTATGATATATTTTTTCCTGCTAATGCTAGAAGAGTAGAAGAAACTCGTTGGGTAGCACAACGTATTATCCTACCTATAGATGAAATTAAAGCTAATCCAGTTTTGAAAAACACTGATAAACTAATTGCAGATGGATTGCAAGATACTAGAGAAAGAGATACTGGTAGAGATTATAGTTCTGTAGCTGAAACAATGATTTATGAAACTGCAACTATCTATGAGTTCTACGATATGCGTACAAGAATGTTAACAGTTACTCAATTAGGTGCAGAAGATGCATTATATGAAGGAGAGATACCTTACAACCATAGACATGCACCATTTGTACACATGAGAAACTTTAGTGATGGTGGTAATGAGATATGGTCATTTGGTGATCTTGAAAATATTGCATCATTGCAAGAGAAACTTAATGAGACATTTACTGAACAGATAGATAACATGAGACGATCTGGTAATAAGTATGTTACTATTCGTGGTTTGTTTGATAGTGAATCAAGAGATAGATTAGAAAGTGATGAACCAGATGTAGTAGTTGAGATGGAACAGATATCAGGTATAAGTCCAAGAGATGCAATTACCGTATTACCAAGAGCTCCACTACCTGCAGATATTTACAATGCACAAAATAAATTTGAAGATGCAATGAGACAAGTTTTAGGTATCAATGACTTCCAAGCTGGTGGTTTAGGAGCAGATAGAATGAGTGCTTATGCCGCTGCAGTTGTTGATGGTGTTGCAACCTTGAGAGCTAAGGATAAACAACAGGCAGTTGAGAAGGCTGCTTCTGCAATTTTTAATCAGGTAATAAGATTATGTCAAGAGTTTATGTTAGAAAATAGAGCAATAAGATTAGTTGGTACAAATGGTGGTGTATGGGCAGAGATAGATAGTTCTGTTATACAAGGTGAGTTTGATATGCGAGTTGAGGGTGGATCACTATCTGCTGTCAATCCAGCAGTAAGACAAGCAAGAGCAATTGAAATGTTAGGTACAATAGTTCCTGTACTAAATACTTTTGGATATGATACTGAACCAGCATTGCGTCATATCGTTAGAGACTTAGGTTATGACCCAGATATATTCTTAGTTAAAACAGCTGCACCTGCAGAAATGTTACAGCCGGGAACAGAAATGCTACCACCAGAACAAGCTGGAGCAACACCATCACCTGAAGAGATCATGGCTTTACTTGCTGCTCAAACTGGTGGCGGTATTCCTCCAGTAAGTGAAGAAGAATTATTAGCAGGACCTGCAGAATTTCCAGCAGAAGCACCGCCTGAGATAAGTCAACAAGGCTTAATTTAATTTAATTGTCGGAGCAAGACACATAATTAGGAGAGTAGATTTCTTTATCTACTTTCATAGCCGAACAAGCAAACTCTAAATCGTATTATCGAGAAACGACCTAGAGGCTATGACACTCGGACAGGGAGAAAAGAAAATGGCAGAGCAAGATAACTTCGAAAATCTATTTGAGACGGCATTATTAGAGCTGAATAAATCAACAGCTGAACAGCCAACTAATGAGACTGAGCAAATAGAAGACACTAAACCTACTGATGTTGTTGAAGAAACAACTGAAGTTTCTGATGGGGAAACGGTAGTAGACAAGGAAGAGGTTGAATCTTCTGTTGACAGTGAGGACCCAAAGTCTATCGCTGTAACTGAGAATGATACTATCGTTCTTCCGGATGGCACTACGGTGTCAGTAAAGGAAGCAGCGCTACGTCAAGCGGATTATACTCGTAAGACACAAGCACTGGCTGAGGAACGTAAACAGATAGAAGCAGATAGAAGCGCATCACAATCTGCTGTCGAATATGTTGAGAACCTTACAAAAGCGTGGCAATCAAATCAGGCTGAAGTAGTAAGTGGGTTTATATCATCCACAGATGACCCAACTTTAATACTTTCGCAGGTAATCGTAGAGCTAGCTAAAGCTGAAAAGTTAGATCCTAAATTCATGGAGACCTTTGGTATAACACCAGAGACCCAAGAGAAGTGGTCAAGCGAAGCAAAAAGTCAATCTGAATTACAAAATGTAAAAGCTAGGCTAGAACGTTTTGAAAATGAAAAAACTCTTGAGTTGCAATCTCAAAAAGAAAAACAACAAGAAGAGAAATTAGTTCAAGAATACGAGAACCAGTGGCAGCAAATTGTTAGTGAGAATAATATCAAATTAGAACCTCAAAAGGAACTTGATTTGAAAGTTGAATTACTACAGTATGCTCTACAATATGGTATTCCAAATTTAAGTGCCGCATGGAAAGCCTTACAATTTGACAAGACCATTGCCAAACCAACAGCTAATAAAAATAATGCTGTTATAGACGCAAAAAAATTAGCTACAAATGCTATCACATCTAAATCCTCAGGTAAATCAATAGTGACTAACAAGCCAGTATCGAATATCGAAGATGCAGTGTGGCAGACATTTAATGAACTAAGTAATAAACCAAAATAAACCTGTCCAAGAAAAGGAGAAATAAATTATGGCACTAGGTCAAAATGACTTCAATGAGTTGTTATCTGCAACGGTTCAAAAGATCGAGAAACAATTAGTTGATAACGTACTAACTGCACATCCAACACTAGACTTTCTGAAAGCAAATGTAAAATCTGCTACAGGACCGTCTGTAATATTCCCAATCATTGCAGCAGATGATACTTCAACAGTATTTACTGACGCATCGGGATCATTCTCAACCGCAAAATCAAGCGACATCTTAGGTGTGGCGAAATATGACTGGGCTGAGCCTTTGGTCAGCAAAGTGCGCGTGGAGTTTAAACAACTAGAAATGAACAACGGTCCAGAGGCTGTTGTATCATTAGCAAAGGCGCACTTAGATGCAGCAGTAAAGGGACATGGCAAGAAGATTGCTACTGTTCTACATACAGCTGGATCTGCCGGTGCTGGAGCATTCAACACACTTGATGAGATTATCTCATCTTCAGATAAGCTAACAACTTCAACTGCACGTACCGTTGGTGGTATTCGTGGCGGAGTTGCAACTAAGTCTGTAACTGATTATGAGCGAGCTGGTACAACAGCTACACTTACAATTGGAGCTAACGATTATATCGTTGGTGACTCTGTAGTTGTAACTGGTGTTATCGCTGCTGTTGCTGGAACATTCACACTTACAGCTGTGACTGCTACAACAATCAGTTATACAACTGCTACATCTGCAACAGTAGGAACTACTGCAACCACTGGTTCAGTAACTGCTGATGCTATCAAGACATACTGGGCTTCAACAGAGAAGACAATTCTTGCTGCTTCACAGGATATCCGTACTGCATTTAGAACAATCTCTGATGATGTTTATGTAGCATCAGGTGAACGTCCTAATGCAATTATCGCTGGTCGTAATGTGTTCGCAGAATATGAGAACTCATTTGATAGCAAGATACAGTATCAGGGTGTATCAGGAACAGGCGAATCTCGTTTCCGCGAAATTGATTTCGATGGTATTCCAGTTCGTCTAGATCCAGATTGTCCTACAAACAGTGCATACTTCGTTAATACTGATTACCTTGTAGCTCGCTACTTGGCATCAAACTTCATGAAGGCTATGCCAGCTCAACAGATAGTCGGTACACTTGATACCGTAACTCCGTTAGCATCTGTTATCTGCGTTGGAACAAACAACCGCAGAGCACATGGTAAGCTGAACAGACTGTAAGATATACGTAACAAAGATACCCCTGATGGCTTTATGTTGTCAGGGGTATTCTTGTCGGTAAGTAAGCAATAAGTGTAGGAGGATAAAAAATGAATCTATCAAGTTTAAGAACATACGTTAGATCCTTAACTGGGATTGGCTCTACTGATATACTATCAAATGCTGATACAACTCAATTTATAAATGAAGCTTATAATGAGATATTAAGAGAAGCTGACTGGCCATTTTTAAGAGGTATTACAACTTTAAATATAACTAATGGTACTGCTAATTATGCACTACCCGCAAATGTTTTTGAAGGACAGATTGCTAGTGTATCTGTATTATCTAATGATACTAATAGAAGACAACTAAGACCAAGAAATCGTTATACAACTGATGATAGTCCCGGTCCATTAACTATAGGTAATCCTATGGAGTATTCTGTATATAATGGATTTATACAATTTTTCCCAGTACCTAATGTGTCAGAGGTAGTTACAATTAGATATTTTAATATACTACCAGAGATGTCTCTTGATGCTGACACTCCATATTTTGATTCTAAGTTTCATAACATAGTAGCTTATGGCGCTGCTATCAAAGTATTATATAGAGAAGGTGATGATACTGAAAGACGTAAATATTATACTGAACAATTTTATAGAGGTATTGATCAAATGAAAACACAATTACTTTCTGAAAGAGATAGATCAATATTTAGAATTGGTGGCAGAAGAAAAGTATTTGGTAGACGCGACCCATTCTATGGGGTTTAATCTATGAAAAAAATAGACATAACAGATTTTTCTGGTGGTATAAATCTTAGGTATTCTCCTGAAGATTTTGAACCCAATGAAAACTTTCAACTAACTGGTTTACTTATTACTAATGAAAATACTTTAAGAAGCCAACCACCTTGCCAAGTAATAGGATCTGTAGGTGATTTCAAAGAAATTAAACCATTAGTAAATACTGATGGAACTGCTTATGTTATTGGTATTAAAGAAAATGGTGAAGTACATTATACACTAGTACCAACTGCTGGTGCTACTTATACAACTACTGCTGCACAATCATGGACAAGAATAACATCTATAAATGGAGCTGCAGCATTTACTGTCACTGCTAATCATCATATAATAAGTAACTTCTCATTTTCTGTACCACCTCCTGCTGCCCCAATAACTGTACCAGCCTTACTAATAACTAATGGTTATGATCAATTTTCACCAGTTGATAATCCAATTATTATATTTACATCTCCCGGAACTGCACCTCAAGCATATAGAGTATTAACCGCAGCTGGTGCTTCTGCAGTTTATCCCGGATACCTACCAACTAATCCAATTAATGTAACTTCCTCACATGCTGGATCTACTGTAACAGTAAACTGGAATGCTCCATTTAGTGCTGGTTCTAGTGCAATAACTAATTTTAAAGTATATGATAAAACTGGTGTTCTTAAAGCTACTGTAGGTGCAACAACTTTTACAGCTTCTTATAGTGGTGCATTAGGAGATGAGGTAGGTGTTAGAGTAAAAGCTGTATCTGCATACGGTGAGACACCATTTGATGTTACAGGTAATGTTAGAGTTCCATCTATTGGCTATATACCAAAAGCTAATGT